AAAACTATATAAAAAATTAAAATATCTTGAACCTATTATTGTTAATAGATTATTAAAAAGATTTAGAGATCAAGGTTTAAGTCATGCTGATGCTAAAACAAATGCACTTGCTAGTCCTGAATATGAAAAACATGTTCAAGGTTTATTGATAGCTGAAATAGAATATGAACAAGCTAGAGATAAATATGAACATATGAAAATTTTAAAAGATTTACGAATTACAGAGGAATCTTCAGCTAGAAAAATCATTAACGATAGAACATAGTAAATAAACCCTCTATTACTTACTAATAACAACTAATATAAACTATTGACACCTAGAGTGGATATGGTATCTTACTCCTATATTCATAAGAATATATTAACTAAAAAAGGAGTACAAAATGAACACACCTAAACAAGTCTTTATACAGACTTACATTGATCAAGATTTTTTTTCAGGGAAAAATCTAAAATCAAAAGGTAGAATTATTCATGGAGCAAAAAATATGACTGAAGCTTCAAGAATAGTTGATACTAAATATCCTAACATTGATAAAAAATTTACTACATTATCTTTGTTAGAATATATTGATGGCAAATGCCAATAACTAAAAAGGGAGATAACAATATGACTAAAGAAAAAAAACACTACTGGGAAAAGTTTAATCCTCTTGAACTTTGGATGTGGCAAAACAAAAATCATTTTGGTGCATTAGTAAAAACTACAACATATGCTGGACCATATGGATGTAGAAGAAGCAAGTGGAGATATGATTTGGAAACAGGTGAATTTGTTTGGAATCAATTCAATCAAATTGAAAAACACAAATGGTCTAAAGAAGCTATCATAAAAAGAATGTCTGCAGAAAAATTGTTGAAAGGTCTTTTTAATGATCAAAGTCCAATTTGGAATGACTTTAAAAAAGCATTAGAAAAATACAAAAAAGAAAAGGAGGCATCATAATGATAACATGTAACTTTACATTAAGTGATCACAGAAAATGGACTTATACTAATGAATCAGTTGATTTTTGCTTTTGGGATTTTTTAGAAAATTGTTCAGAAGTTTTAGATAAAGTTGTTTTTGTAGAATACACAGATACTGAATGGGATACTGATGAAGTAACTGGAGAAGCATACTGGTCAGAATTTCATGCAAAACAATTCAGAAAAAAATATGAAAATGTAGAACAGGATTTTAAAAGAGGAATACCTCAACATAAATCTTGTTTGTATAGAGGTTCTTAAAATAAAAACCCCTTATACTCGTTAATGAATATAGGGGGTTCTTTTAAGGGAGCTAAAATTAATATTACTATTTTTTAGATGTATTGTAAACCGAGTTAATGATGTCAATAAGTTTGGGATTAGCAATAAATAGATCAGATAAACCTGTACCCAATATCTCACATACCTTTTCTTCATCTTTCAATTTCAACTCTGCATTGAAATGGTCTAATAAAACATGAACAATCTCATGTATTAGAGTGTTTAGTTTTCTTGTGGGTTCTAATGTTCTATCTATTCTTATTAAATCTTTATTAACATCAAAATCTCCATAAATCTGATCTTTGTTTGCTGTTCTTGCACCTATTTGTTGGACCTTAATTTTTCTATGTCCTAAATATATTGTTCCTGGTAATTTCATAATTATCCATACAATTTTTTAAGTTGCTTCATGGAAATATTGTTTACTTCCATTATATGATTATCCCAAATTTCTAATTCACATATTTGATAAGTCCACCCTGTAAGACTGTGCTTTGCATAACTTTCAATATGATTTTCAGGTAAGGCACAACCTAAATTTAAAACTCTTGTAAAATCATTTGGAATAGGACTTATTTTTGGTACTCTATTATCTTGCGCCCTATGACTATGACCAAAGACAATATCTATTTTTGATTTGTTTGCCACTTGTCTTTCACTTGCTTCACCACCATACTCTTTACCCATTGGATTTATTGGTGCATGTATAAAACCAACACCACCTAACATTAAATACTCGCCCCAAGGAATAACATCCCATTTATACTTTTTGCATATTCCATAAAATTCTTTTTGACACATTCCATAAAAAGTTGGATTTTTATCTTCATATCTCCACATTCTTTTTTCATGGTTTCCTAAAGTATAATATTTTTTTATTTTGCATTTACCTAGACCATAATTAAATTCTTCCATAGCTTCGTCAAATGATTGCATGTCTTTAATAAATGTTGGCTTTTCTATTCTTGCAGTAAATGTATCATCAGGAATAAAATAAGTGCAACTATCTAAAGTTAAAAAATCTCCTATCTGTACAACATAAGCTGGTTTTGTTTTTGCAATATGTTTTCCTATCCATCTAAATCTACTTTTATCTTTTATATGAGGGGAGTCATGGAGATCTCCAATTGCTATTACTTTCATATTATTCCTTTTGTTTGATAGCACATTATTTGTGTGCCAATTTGATGTTTGTTTACTTCTTCTTTTCCAATTTCATCTAAAATTTTAATTGAAGAAATATAACCAACTCCCATACAGGTGTTCCAATCATCATAAAGCATATTTCCTTTATCAATTGGTTGGCAACTTTGATGTATGAAAGAGCATAAACTAATGACAAGCATAAACTTCATTTATTTTTTTGTATGATTTTTAAATATTTGTGTTCCTTTAATTCCATAGATACTTGCTACAACAAGAATCCATAAATTTGTAAACCAACTTGGAAGCTGTTGGAACTGTTCAAAGAACTCTTTTATTTTTGCAGATGCACCAGGATCGTCACTAAAGACTCCATAGGCAATCACTAAAATTGGCAGAGTTAACACGACCAAAACGAACTCGTCTTTCCAGTCTGATTGTCTAGCTTCTAAAAGTTTACCAGAGTATTCTATTTCACCCTGACTCATTTTTCTGGCATGATTCATTTGAGCATCAGCCATTAATTTTTTTGTTTCTTGTTTCTTTGTATAGATATGACTTGCTGTTTTGAAACCTGCTGTCAATAAATTCAACCACATAGATATATCCTCCTAGTTGAAGATACTCTATCAATCTATAATAGAATTTGCAACTTTTACTCTTTGACTTCGCCTTTTTCCCATTTCATATCTGGAAGATTGTTAGAATATTGCTTTCCATCATATGTCAAAACTTGTTTTCTATTTGCTCCTGCTTCATTAAAAGAAACATGGACCCAACCTTTTGCACCATCATCTGGAGAATAAAATTCTAGTATGAGTTGATCAAAGTCACAATTATTTTGAATCCAATATGCTACTTTAATGTTAGGCACTCCTAATATTTCAAAATCAACTGCTTGACCTTTGGCATGCTGACTCGTCTTTTTTGAACCTATTGCTTCACACAATTCTTCTGAACGATAACCTGATGTAATAGTTACAGGTTTTTCAAACTTTGCTCTTACTGGTTCTAATATCTCATAAGCGACATTTTCTAAATTTTTTATATCTCCACTTCCTGGATCATTTTTAATTCCCTTACGAGTTGCAGTCATTGACTTTGTAAATTCTTCTAATGTAAAATGTTTTGATAATTGCATCGGAAACCTCCTATGTTAGCAATATTTTATATATGATTGTGGACATGCCTAATATAAGCATTCCTGTTGAAGACATAACTATCTTTTCAAGCCTATCTATTTTTTTATTTGTCATTTCTTGCATTATTCTGCACAATTTTTCATGATCATCAATCCTTTGATGTGCAGTATTAACTGTACCTTTAGCTTTTTTTCTAATAATTCTTTTCATTTTCCTTGTCCTCTATATCTCATTTGTTTTTTACTTCTACCTTTTCGCTTGTTTTTATTCATAGAGCTAACTTTTTTAGGATTTTTACCTATACTTGTACCTTTTGTACTTTTTTCATATAATGTAACTGAACCATAAACATTACCTTTTTTACTTGCCATAGTATCTTTTACCTATTCTGTACATAATGCTTAAAATAGACCCCTCTATGACGCTTTAAACACTATTTTTTCTTATATTTAGCCTTGACTTCATTATCTTCCAGTCTTTTTATTTCTAATTGGGTATAATGTATGATTTTATCCAAATCTTCAGTTCCTCCCTTTTCTAAATATCTGACAACATACTTTATAACATTCCCCTGATAGAACGAAAGATTATTTTTAGATATAAACTCATAAGGTTGAATGCAAAAGTTTTTATAATGTGCACCTCCAATTTGTTTTAATTGTGGCAATATATTTTCCCATAAACTTTCATCTGTCATTTTTCTTCCTTTATTTTTGCTATCGGTGGTCTTGTATATTCTTTTATTCCTATATGTTTTAATGTGCTTGTTAAGTCTGCCCATATTTCTCCTTTGCATTGTTTCCATAAAGCACAAAAATAATAGTCTTCACTTAAATATCTTTGTGTTTTTTCCTCATCTTTAAGAATACCCTGTCCTTGTATTCCACAATCAAAAAAAGCATATTCTTTTTTACCAGTTACTTGTCTTATATTATCAATGTTTGCTTTTATATCTGAAAAATATTCTATACTTGGGTATTTTTTTATTATCGTTTCAAATACAATTCTTTCAATACACATAAAACCTGTTCCTGCATAATTTACTTTTTTAAAACCTTTATCATTATCTGTTAAATCACACTTACCTAATGGAAAGTTTAAACACCAACCTTTACTAGCATCACCCTCTTCTATTTTTTCTTCATGTTTTATTGGATATGGAGCTGATGTTAATGGTTTATCAAACAACAAAACTCTGATTAAATCTTGTGGTTCAAAAACAATATCAGCATCTATAAAAAATAAATGTGTATATTCTTTTTGTTGTAAAAATGATGATACTAATTTATTTCTTGCTCTAGTAACTAGACTATCTCTTACCCACATCATTCCACAACCAATTTTAGCTTGATTAAGTGTATCTCTTACACAAATTATTGATGATATGGTTTTTAAATGTATTTTTTGATCAAAACTAGGAATGCAAATTAAAACATTTTTATTCATTTAAAATTTCCTTTTATAATTTTAAAAATTGTACCATAAGGTTTGGGTATTTTATTTTTTGATGTACAGGATGTCAAAATAATTAATATAAAAAAAAGACAGGTGAGTTTGGTGGTTTGGTGGTAAAACCCACCTGCCAAACTTCTATATATCATATAAAATTTTTTTTTAAAACTTAAATACAAATTAATATCAATTTTTTAGGTTTTTTTTGCACAACTTATTATACTATTTATTTATTAAAAATTCAAATTATCTTGCTGTAACTGGTATAGAACCATTAGTTGTTGATGTAGTGAAAGGCTCACTTGCAAATGCCATGTAGATGTAAGTTGAGCCAGAACCATTACCATCTGTACCACTACCTCTTAATTTAAAACCATTTGATAATAAATCTGCGTCATTTTCATCTTGTTCTGCAAGAGTTGAGTTTGGATATATTGTTCTATTTTCCACATTGTAACCTAATCTTTTATTATCTAATAATTGCCAATTTCCTGTGCCACTACTTCTTTTAAAAATAACAAAAGCTGGAGAAAAGCCTGTGTACACAAATGTACCATCAGCATTTCCGTTACCTGTGTATGAACCAAATTTTGAATAGCCTTGAACATCTGCGAAGCAGTAAGCTATGTAAGTACTACCACTGGTATTTGTTGCACCTGAATTTCCTAAACTAAATACAGATGTTGTAGGCTCTGTATTATTCCATCTACTAGATGAAGCTGAAGAAGCTTCAGTAGTATCTAAAGCCATTCTTTTTGTTGCACCTAAAGTTTTGTGATAAACTTCCCATTGTTCTCCTGCAGTTCTTCTTTTAACAATAATCATAGATGGTGTTACACCTAAACCATGACCAACTGTAGCACCACTTGTAGAATTTCCAGAGTAACTAATTATAGAAAACCCAGCATCTGTATTTATACTTCCTGTACTATCAATAGTTCCTATTCCAGTTGCACTAGCATCATTTGTAAAAGAAGTTCCAGCTTTCCAGTTCCAAGAGGCTCTTGTTTCTCCATTAGCATTAACACCTGTATTAGAGCCAACTGAAAATCCATCACTTTCAAATGCAGTTAAAGTATCTGTATTTGTGTATTCTGCTGTAGTTGCGTTTGAATTTAAAACTTTCGTAACCCCTCTAATAGAATCAAATAAAGCATGACTTAAACCATCACTTCTACTTTTAATCCATGTAAAATCTGGTTGAAAATCTAAGCCAGTAATTGATTGTGTAGAACCAGTACCAGTATAAAGTTTAGTATTAAAGTGTTCTGTAGATTTATTAATTCCTGTGTATGCCATTATAAGTTTAATCCTTTTGTTGATAGAGCTGTGTAACCAGTTGGTACGTCATACTCAAATTTACCTATTCCTGATGCGTTTGAACCTTCTGAAGAAATTGCTGTTGTTCCGAAGTAGCCATTGCCGTAATTTGCACTAACTACTGATGTTCCAGTTGAATAAAGACCTGCACCCATATAATAAGTTCCAGCGTTTATTGAAAATCCACCTGTACCTGATGATGGATTTGCTGAATTTTGCCATGTTCCATTTTTAGAAATATAAAGTTTATTATTATCTAAATCTAAACCTACACCTATAATATCTCCAACTGTAAAAGAAGTTCCATAACTTCCTGCATGACCAGAACCAGTTATTCCACCAGTTTCATTTTCATAAAAATATGAAGTACTTATATCTTGTATACTTGTTGATGAAGTAGCAAGTGCAATTCCATCTACTTCTGTTATTCCCATTCTACAATATTTTGTACCAGCAGTATCTGAAACCCATTTAAATTCATTATAATATTTTCCACTTGAAGGTGCTATAGTTGAAAATGA